AATGCAGAACTTGAACTTTTAAAAAACGAATTATATGAAGATTGAATTTGTAAAAGAAACTAACCATAGAGGCGATGTTTACTATTATACAACAGTAGAAGGTCGCTACCAAAAGGACACTATATCGTTGGACTATTCACAAGCCTATGAATTATTTATAGCTATGAGAAAAAAACAAGAGCCGACTATCGAAGTATTAGAACACTATATTATTAAAGAAACAAAACCAGAAACAAATGGAAACTGCGATTGATTGGTTTAAATTAAAATATCAAGAATTGTATTTTGAAGCAGACATAACAAATATGCACTTTAAAACATTTGAAGATAAGTTTTACAAACTATTAGATGAAGCTAAAAAAATGGAACGTCAGCAAATATTATTAGCACATACAACAGGCTATAATGATTGCTATAAATACCATAAAGGTCTTACTAAATTAATTACTCCACAAGGAGCAGATGAGTATTACAATAAAAACTACAAAACAAATAACAATGAGCCTAATTAAAATTCAACAGGAACTAAAAGCACCTAAAAACCAATTCAATGCTTTTGCTAAATACAAGTACCGAAGTGCAGAAGATATAATCGAAGCTGCAAAACCTATCTGCCATAAGTACGGCTACGCTTTAATGTTAAGCGATGAGGTAATAGAAGTAGGCGGTAGAGTTTATGTAAAGGCTACGGCTTGTCTAAGTAACGGAGAAGATAACATTACTTGCACGGGTCTTGCTCGTGAAGAGGAAAACAAAAAAGGAATGGATGCTTCGCAGATTACCGGAGCAGCAAGTAGTTATGCCAGGAAGTACGCACTTAATGGATTGTTTGCAATAGACGATACTAAAGATGCAGACGCTACCAATGAGCATAAAGACGAAGTAAGCGAAGGTCAAAAAGCATTCTTAATTGAGCAGTTAGATAAGACAAAGTTTACCCAAGACCAAAAGGTTATGGCTGCTTTGAAAATCAATGCCATCAAGAGTTTAGATGAATTTAACAAGATTAAAGAAACCATAAAGAAAAGCTAATGAAAACCGCAATGCAAGAACATTTTGAATGGTTACAAGAGAATCAATTATACTTTGGTATACCTATTGAGGCTATTGATAATGCTGAAGATTTACTTCAAAAAGAAAAAGAGCAGATAATAGATGCTTTTGAAATTGGACATAAAGATGGACATTATACTAAATCAAACGATTTTTACAATAATATTTATAACCAAAACGAATAACCTATGAAATTTGAAGAAGCACAACAAAAAGCACTTACTATTAAATGGCAAATAGGCACTTGTAATCAAGGAGAAAGATGTTGGTGTAGGACTATAAAGCCTATTGAACCTATACTTTTTGATGATAGGGATAGTCAAGATGAATATTGGATAGTTGGAACGGGTGAATTGCATAAAGAAATTGCAGAATATTTTGTTCAGCTTCATAATGAAAAAACAAACCAAAAGCAACACATTATTGAAATTATGAAAGCTGATGAAGATGATAGATTATATAACCAAAACGAAAGCTAATGAGGGAACTATTACCATTTGAAAGGCAGATGCTACTTGCAGAAGTTTACCATTACGCTTGGTATAACGAAGAGGCATACGAGGACTTATTAGCCTTTATTAAAAAGTATGAAAAAAAATTAGACAAACCAGTATTTTTTAACCCAATCAATAACAATGACACAGAAACAACAAATCTTGAACCACTTGCTTTCGGGCAAAACCTTGACACCAATCCAGGCTCTAACAAAGTTTAATAGCCTGAGATTATCGGCAGTTATCTTTGAACTTAAACGCAAAGGATATAAGATACAGTCCGATTTAATTAACGTAGGTAACAAGAAACAACCTAAATTTGTAAGTAAATATTCACTAATAAAAAAGTAAAAAATGGAACAAAAAAAATGGAGTGCAGGAGCTTGGAAAAAGCAGACCACTAAAGGAGAAGTAATTAATTTTACAATCGAGAATGTTAAATACTCAATGTGGGTTAATGCTTACAAGACCGAGGATAAGCAACCAGATTACAAGATTTATGTAAATGATTTCAAACCTAAAGAAGACACGGAAGGATTGCCGTTTTAATTATGCTAACTAAAAATAGAGATGTTTCAATAAGACAACTAAAGGAATTATACTATGCCCAACGTAACACCCACGTTAAATTGCACGAAATGATGTCGCAGTTAGGGTTGTTAGGCTTAGAAGACAACGAGCCTTTAGGTGCGGATATAGGTGCGAGAAGCATCGTTAAATTAGTTGAAGAGGTATTTGAATGCGATATATCAAGAAGGGATAGATCATTACGAACTACCTTTGGTCGAAAGGCTGCTGCTTACTTACTCAGAAGGTATACTAAATTGAACCTAAAAGAGATAAGCGCATATACTGGCACTAAAGACCATACCACCGCAATTCACAATATCAAACAAGCAAACAACCTAATTGACACGGAAGATTGGTTTAAGGACAAATTAAAAAGAATTTGCCAAAAAATTGAAATTACCGAAAATTAGCTTATATTTGCAGATATATAAAAATACATTAACGAAGTACGAACCGATAATGTGTTTAGTGGTTAAATAATAATAACCCTGATAGTTCGTACCTATCGGGGTTTATTTTTTTTATGGCAAAAGACCCAGCGTTTTTATTTTATCCCGGTGACTATGTAAGTGGCACTATGGGAATGACATTTGAAGAGAAGGGAGCATATATGGACTTGCTTATGCTTCAGTTTAACCGAGGGCATATGAACACTCATATGATACAACATACGGTTGGTCACTTGTGGGATCAAGTGAAATGCAAGTTTATTCAGGATAACGAAGGTTTATGGTACAATGTCAGGCTTGACGTTGAAAAAGAAAAGCGTAAAACCTTTACTGAGTCAAGGCGAAACAATATGAAACCTAAAGACAAACCCTCATATGAACCCCCATATGAAACGCATATGCAACACCATATGGACTCCCATATGGAAAATGTAAATGAAAATATAAATAAAGATATTAATACTAATAAAAGTAAATGTAGTTTTGAACAAGCTTTTGAATATATGGCTAATAAAATTAGTTTAGATTTAGCTAAGATTGAAGCTGAAAAGTTTGTAAATTACTATACAAGCAACGGGTGGAAAGTAGGGAAAAACCCTATGAAAAGTTGGACACACGCAGCAAATACTTGGTTAATAAACTCTAAACAATATGCAAAAGGAACTACAAACAATCACAGAAAACTTAATAAGCACGAACTCGAAGAACTTAGAAATCACAACTACGTCTTCTCTACTTCCTATGGAGAAGGAGATTATGACCGCATTCTCGGGGGAAAGAATGAGGAACCTAAACTCTATCATATTTAAGCAAAACATTATTTACCTTATGCAGCTTGTAGGAATTAATACTCCTGGAGACGTTAAGTTAGCAATTTTAGAAGATTGGATAAGAACCGAGTATGGTGGGTTTACAATAAACGAAGTTAAAGTAGCGTTTAAGCAAATGGTAGCGAATGACTTTATAGATCACTACCAGAACTTTAGCCCTGCATACTTTAGTCAGGTTATGGATAGGTACAAGAAAAAAGCAAACGAAGTAAGAAAAATGATTCCACAAGAACGAGTTGAAGCAATCCCACACTTAACCGATTTAGAGATAATTGATTATAGTTATCAAGAATATAAGGTTTTAGAGAATAGAACTTTTGATAGGTTGTTCAATCCATTAAGCGTATTTACAAAGCTTAATAGTACTGGCATTAAGGTATGGACAAAAGAAGATGGCGCACTTGCTAAAAAGAAACTTATGGAGATTATAACCTACAAAGCTAATAAAATGGACATCATAAGTGCAAAGCAGTACAGGGACGAATGGACTGAACAATGGTTAAAGAACCAGGCTCGAGCAGTTGCAGTAGCTTTATTTTTTGAGGAACAAATAAAAATTGGCAAAGTTTCGTTTTCTTAATATAGTTTTGTAATATGACCGCAAACGAATTAACCAAACAAGCAATCCAAACTCTAAATAAAAATGGGTGCTTTGTATGGCGTAACAATAACTTAGCGGTTAGGGGTCGCACCTTTATAGGACTTAAAGGAGTGCCAGATGTTGTTGGCTTCCACACACAAAGCGGAGTAGCGGTTTACTGCGAGACCAAAGCAATAGGCGATAAGTTAAGCAGCTACCAAATAGCGTTCTTAAACTTAGCAAAGACGGCAAATTGCTTCTGTTACATAGCAACCGAAGAGAAGGGCAAATTAACCATAAAAGAATATGAACAAGAATAGCATCATATTAGAACTTTGGGAGAGCCGAGAACTAAAGGAAGCAATAGATAAAATGCAGCCTGAAGATTTACGAGAAGATTTAAGAAGCGAAATATTTAAGGTGCTATGCGAAATGGACGAGGAACGTTTAATTGATATGCGCACCCGAAACGTATTAAAGTTCTACTTGGTTAGAACTATGATTAATATGATGCAAAGTAATACAAGCCAATTTTATAGGACATACCGAAAACCTTTAGAAGTAGAATTAATAGTACACGATAGGGACGAGGACTTGCTTAACAAAGTAGAAGACGAACTATCCAAGATGCACTGGTATAAAGCGGAACTTTTAAGGGTGTATGCTATTAAGCACAACTGCAACGCTAAAGAACTTAGTAGGGTTACAGGAATACCTTATATGTCAATACATAGGGAACTTAAACTAACTAAACGAGAACTTAAAAAACAATTACGCAAATGATAATTATAGCAGCGATATGCTTTGCAATATTCTTTGTAGAGATACATCAATTCCATAGGAAGTGGAAACTAGATTTTAAGCCGTTTAGCTGCACGAGTTGTTTAGCAGCTTGGATTGGATTAGCTTTATATTTACTACCTACAATATGTACCGATGTTATTGCGTTTGTATTTATACCCGGAGCAGTTGCTCCAATGATTTCAAAAATAATGTGGAACTTATGGAAATAGAACACAGAAAATTCTTAGATGATAACGTTGGTAATTGGCACACAGTCCAGAATGGTTATGTGCGTAATATTGATTTGGACATCTTAAAAATGTACGAGCATATATATCGCAAGTATATGAACCCAGATTTCATATTAACAGTATGGTGTAGCCATTGTATTTTTGATATGATTAAAAGGCTTTACGAATGGTACGATTTACAACCTAAAAATAAAAAGAATGGCTAACTTTATCCACCCTACCGCTATCATTGGCGATAACGTAATTATCGGAGACGGAAACTATATTGGTGCTTATTGTATTATTGGCGACCCTGCCGAGCATAAGAAGTTCTGGCAAAAAGAAAAAGGCAAAGTATACATTGGAGATAACAATGTTATTACAGGACTTGTAACAATAGATGCAGGAACGGAGATTGATACCTTTATTGGTAATAATTGTTTTATTATGAAACACGCACACATTGGACACGATTGCACAATCTTAGATAATGTAACAATAAGCTGCGGAGCAAAAATAGGTGGGCATTCAATTATTGACAAAGGTGCTAACATAGGACTAAACGCAGTTTTACATCAATTTGCAAACGTAGGAGAGAATTGTATGATAGGTGCAAGTGCTTTTGTAAAAGGAGATGCAAAACCAAATACTAAATACGCAGGAGTTCCTGCAAGGGAAATCGGCTCAAACATAAGATAATGAAAGTAGCTATTTTATTACTTGCACAAAACAGACACGATTTAACGCAGCGTGTAATTAACCAAAACTTTTTTAACTCTGGTTATAATGCGGACTGCTTCTTAATAGATAACGGAAGCGACACGCACGAAACTTTTAACTACCCGTTTGCCGGTTATGACTTATCAAAAGAAAAGAGAGGCATAGCAGCAGGGGTTAATGCAGGACTTAGGATAACGCAGTACTACGATGCGGTTTGTTTATTAGCTAATGATATTTTATTACCACAAGATTGGTTAGCTAAGTTTGTTCTGTTTGCACAACGAATAGAGAAGACAGGCATAATAGGAATACATTGCGTAGAAGATTTGCCACCAATAGTAGACGGAGTTCATAAAACACATACACCCTTTGGCGATAACTTTATTACCCGTGAACTTATAGATGCAGTTGGCGGTTATAATACTGAGTACGATCCATACGGAATGCAAGACAGAGATTATGGGGAACGAGCAACTATTACAGGCTTTACTAATTATTACCTTCCAGATATGAGGTCGGAACACATAGGACACGATGTCGGTAACGGCACGGAATATAGACGAATGAAGGACGAAAGTTTACAAAGGGCGCAAAGCGTATGGGAAAAATACCAAGACATATACCACAACCAAAAGAACATAAGATGCGAATACTTTGTATAACTTCTGCCAACTCAGGTGTAGGACTGCACCGTATTATGATGCCAATAGTACACTTAGAAAAAGAATACGCACTTATTACCGATGTATTGAATGACGAACTACTTGAGCAGGGTTGGGATATTGTGCTAATGAATAGAATGCTTAACGAAATAGATGCAAAGCAAATGGACACCTGGCGCAGTAAGTACGGCTTTAAGTTAGTAGTCGATAACGATGACCATTGGGAACTAAACGAAAGCCATTTATTGTATTTAAGATATAAGCTTAACAATATACCTAAACTAATTACCGACTACTTAAAGATAGCAGACCTTTGCACCTGTACTCACGAAAGGTTAGCAGGAGAGATAAACATATACAATAACAACGTTCACATATTACCAAACGCTTTACCTTATGGGCAAGAGCAGTTCCAGGATAACAAGACCGAAGATTACAAGGTTAGATTATTCTGGAGCGGAAGCGGAACGCACGAAAGGGATATTGAAATACTAAGGCAGCCATTTAAAAGGTTACAAGGTATGAATATTAGAACTGTTATTGCAGGTTACAACGATGGGGAGAAACCTATTTGGGATAAAATGATTGATGCTTTTACTTGCGGACTAAAGCTTAATCCCACGATCTATAACTATGCAAGGGTTACAGAATATATGGGTGCTTATACGGACTCAGACATTTCAGTTATCCCACTTGTAGATAACAAGTTCAACGCTATGAAGTCAAACCTAAAGGTATTAGAAACGGCTGCTAAAAAGAACCCTGCCATAGTTAGCTATGTCAATCCGTACTTAGATATGCCGGTACATTACGTTAAAAGTCAGAAGGATTGGTATAAACATATAAGAGATTTAGTAAGTGATGCGGATATGCGAAAGGAAAGCGGACAAAAGTTATTTGAGTTCTGCCAAAAGAAGTATAACTTTGACGAGATAAATTTAGACCGAAAGTATATTTATAGTAAACTATGCCAGTAATAAAGTGCGCCTCTAATGGCAAATACCGGATTGGAAACGGGTCTTGCATTTACGATACCGAGGAAAAAGCTATGAAGGTTTGGAAAGCTATTCTTGCAGGTGGTAAATTTGCTGAAAGCTATACCGACTATCCTGAGTCAGCTACTAACAATGCAAAGAGGGCAATAGAATGGGCTGAGAAAAATGGTTGGGGTTCGTGCGGAGAAGCAACTGGTAAGGCAAGAGCAAGACAGTTGGCAAATCGTGAGCCGATTAGTAGAGATACGATTGCTCGTATGGCTTCGTTTAAAAGACATCAACAACATAAAGATGTGCCTTATAGCG